ATAAGTAAGAGTAAAAATAAAATTGACTTTAAGTCAACAGGTATTGACAGTGACGCTTGTATAAGAATGACAAAAAATGATTATACAAAGTTAAAACTCGCAAAAGATTTTAAATTATCATTTTCAATTGATTATCTGACTAAATATGCTAAATCAAGTACATTCAGTTCAAAAGTTTCTATATTTTTAAAAGAAGGATCACCAATTTTATTAGAATATAAGATTGATAATTTATCCGGAGTTATGAAATTTTACATAGCACCAAAATCAGTAGAATAATTCTAATTTTAATATAATCAAATCATAATTAGAATTAAATAAGTTAAGTTAATTAATTTACAAAAAATTGGAAACAACATAATCAATTAAATAAACAATAATAGCAAATGCTATACCAATTCCAATGCCAATTAAAGATAATTTAGAATTAAATTTACAGGAATTGCAGTCTTTTTCTTTTGGATAAATAATGAAAGATTTATCTATAGTAATTCCCTCAACTGAAGCTAAAGTTATAATAGATAATGATACTATTGCGAAAAATAATATGTAATGAACCAATTGTAAAGATGCAATATTACCAATGCTATATAATAAAAATGCAATTGGTAAAACACAAGTTAAAAATATAATTAAAATACGACTAACATCACTATCATTTTGAATTTGATCTTGTAATGATATTTTACAATTTTTATTATGATCATTTGTCTCTCCAAAATAGTTTGTTGGTAATACACATGTATCAATAACTACAGGTTTTGGTTCTGATTTTTCTTCTGTTTTTTCTTCTGTTTTTTGAGGACAGGTTGATTGTAAAGCCCCGTACTTAGATTTTATTTCATAATAACGAGTTCTATATTCATTTTCATTAGATTTAGATGACATCTTATATATTAATAGTTATATATTTTTATTTTTTTTTATGTTTTTATTTTTTACCTTGTCTTTTTCTTCTTCTTCTATCTCTTAATTTTTTTCTTAATTTTTTCTTATATTTTTTTTCAGCTTCTTTTCGATTTCGGTCTAATCTTTCCTCTCTTCTTAAATTACTTTTTTCATCATTAGATAATTTAGTTCCTCCTAAAGAACTTAAAATATTAGCAAATGGATTATCTCCATCTCCTTTTTGACTCATTGCATTCATTATTCCACCCATAGCTCTTCCTAATGGATCTTGTTTTTGATTGCTATCAGTTGCTCCTCCCATAGCTCCTCCCATAATATTACTTAACATAGGTCCTAATGATTCAGATAAGTTTCCCATCATTTTCATTACTTGTTCTCCAGATTTTTCTATGGCCTCTTTATCAATTTCACCACTATCTATTTTAGATTGGATATCATTTGCCATTGTTGCGAATGGACTATCACCATTTCCATTATCCCCAAATAATCCTGCTAATGGATTTTCACCATTTCCATTACCTCCAAATAATCCTGCTAATGGATTTTCTCCATTTCCATTACCTCCAAATAATCCTGCTAATGGATTTTCTCCATTATTTCCAAATAATGCTGCTAATGGGTCATCATTTTCAGTGTTTTCAGTGTTTTCAGTGTTTTCAGTGTTTTCAGTGTTTTCAGCATTTTCAGTGTTTTCAGCATTTTCAGTGTTTTCAGTATTTTCAGTAGTATTTGTAAACATATTTCCAATCATATTTTGAATTTGTTGTTGCATTTTATCTAAATGTTCATCACCCAACGTATTTCTACACATTTTTTCAATTTCTTCTAAATCATTTGTAATGCCACTTAAATCTTGCATAATTTTTTCTTGTTCTTCTTCTGTAATTACATGTGTTTCTTCTTGTTTTTCTAGAACATTACCATTTCCATCGACAATAGTTGCTTCTTCGATTTCAATATTTTCATTATCTACTACTTCTTCTACTACTTCTTCTACTACTTCTTCTATTACTTCTTCTTCTTCCTTTTTGTTATATAATCCTCTTATATCATCAAGTGTTGCTTTTCCCATTACAAATTTGCCGATTGTATAACAATAATTAATATGAGAGAAAACTTGTTTTTTATCTTTCTTTTCAATATTTTCCCAAATAGTTTTTATATTTATATCATTTAAAAAATTAATTTCAGAATCTTTATCAAAGACAGTCCAATCATTTTCTTTAATTCTATCAATATATGTTGGTAATTCATCTATCATATTATTTAGTATATCGGATATTAAATTTTCTGATGAATCAATTTTATCAACATGTGTTTTAATAGTGTTGTTTTGATCATCATATATCATTAATTGATTAATAAAATCACAATAACAGGTCTTAAATGTGTTTAATCCACCTTCCATTATAGAATATATATTTTACTATACAAATAAAAAGAACAAGTCTTACGCAGAATTTTTCTTTGATATCTTGGAGTTGGTATATTTTTCAACAATTTTGAAAATTACTTTAATATATAACCATATTTGTTTTTTTGTATTCTCGTTTGCGTGTGTCCAAATTTCTTTTAAATTTAGATCATCCAAAATAGTTCCGGATAGATCATATTCCAAAAAGAATTTTTCATCATTTACTTTAATATTTGGATAAAATTTCCAACATGTATCAATAAAATTTTGAATACCCCATTTTTCATTTGTTTTTGTTATTAAAAGAAATTGGTTTTTAATAGGTAAAATTTCTTTATTTTCTGGATATGTTTTGGCCATTTCCCCTAAAAAATTTAAACATTGCTTGTTAAATGCCTGAACGTAGCTCATCGTATATTAATATAAATTTAATAATCTTTAATTTAAAACTACAGTATAACTAATTAATGTTTAAATTGCTTAATATCATTTTGTCTACTTTTTTGTAATTCTTCTAATTTTTGAGCAAAATCATTTCCAATGAATTGATCATCTTTTTTTTCATTAATTATATTAATATGAGACATATCTTCAACACTACTAAAATTTGCTGAATCTAGGCATGCGTTATTACTAAATCCGTCATTTCCATCTAATGTGACGAATGTTTCTGAAAAACTGGCTGCTACTCCAGTATTTACGGCCATTACATTAACGCTGCCTTGTTTAACAATATTTGTAATAAAAGTAAAAGCTTCCTCTCCAACATATATTTTAGAATCATTTCTATCAAGTATTGTTGGAACACGTTGAACTTGTGGTGGTAAATTTTTTCTGTTTTCATCTATATTAATTAATATAATTTTATCACTTTTAATATTAAAACGATTAATTTCTTCTAGCAATTCTTTACAATATTTACATTGATTGCTATAGTAACATTCAGCATATTGTGTTCTTATTTTTTGAGTTTGATTAGTAACTGGAAAGGATTTTTTATTTTCCCCTCCTGTATTTAAATTTGGATTTCTATTTGGGGGTGGTAAATTAAAATCTTTGGCGATTTGTTGTCTTTTTTTCTTTCTTCTTAAATTTTTCTTATTTTTATGACGATACATTCTATATATAATTCTGATAGTAAAATAATAAGAATGTAAACGAAATAAAAATATTATTTAAAATTGATTAAAATATTTAAATAACAAATTACAAATTATATATTTAATATAATGAATAATCATTTTAAAAATATAGAAATTAGCGATGACATTGAACTTAAGATGAATATTTATAACTTGGATACGTGTATAGTAAATTCATTTCGTAGAATTGTTTTATCAGATGTTGTTGGTATTGCTTTTGACAATATAATTATACAAACGAATACATCAATTATTAATAATGAGATTTTATCTCATCGGTTATCATTAATACCATTAGAAATTGATATTGATAATATTGATAATATTTGTGTAGAATTGGATGTAAGTAATTCTGATTATGATAAAATGTTTGTAACAAGTTCTGATTTAAAGGTAATATCTGGTAAAATAGATATTATACCTAATATTTTGCTAGTTGAATTAAGACATGGAGAGAAAATCAGTTTAAAAATGTATCCAATTAAGGGTAATGGTAAGAAACATGCTAAATTTCAACCGGTTTCAGTTTGTTGTTTTAAAATAAATGAAGATGTTCGTATCAAAGAAGAAATATGGAATAAATTAAGTGAAAGTAGTAAGAAAAATTTACGAAAATATTGTAAAGATACTTTATCATTAAACCCTCATCATTATTTGTATGATAATAGTGTAGGTGCTTATGGTTTTAAGAATTTTAATGAAAATACTAAAAACAAGATAGTAACTGGTGTAAAAAGTTATTTAGTAGATGATGGTATTATGGATATAGATGATTCTGTTATTTTTAATGACCAGTATTATAATAAAAAGTATGTATATTCGTTTAAATTAGAATCACATTTGGTAGATCCGTATAATATTTTTTCAAAAATTTTGTATCAGTTTAATCAAAAAATAATTGATTTACAAAATAAAGACATAGAAATTGATAATCAGAATTGTCTTGCTGGTGTTTGTTTTGTGATTGAGGGGGAAGGTCATACAATTGGTAATATTTTATCAAGGGAATTACAAAAAGATGACAGAGTTAAATATAGTTATTATAAAATGAAACATCCTTTTGATAGAAAGATTATGTTATATTTAATTTTAAATGATGAAAAGAGTGATGAAACAAAATATGCAAAAGTGTTAGCAGATTCATTTAAACGTATTGTAAAGATAAATAACGATTTACAAACAGAATGGGAATTTATTTTTAAAGCACATGAAAAACAAAAATTGGATAATCAAGAAATGATCGAAATTTAAAATAATAATATATTATATATAATAATAAGTGATGACTGATAAACGGAAATATAGAAACATAAGAAATATAGATAAAAGGATAAATAAACTAAAAAAACAATATGAAAATCAGTTTTCTTTTTTAGGTGATTTAGGTAAAAAGATAGAAACATTGGATAGTTCATTAGATGATCTTAAAAGTAATGTTAAGGAAAATTTTGATTCTTTAAAAACAATACCAGAAATCACTATAAATATTCAGAGTATTATTTTAGAATTAATTACACTTTATACACAATTAAAGGAAAACTCAAAAATATTAAAGAAACAGATAAAAGAGTTAGAATTAAAGAAGATAAGTGTAAATAAAAAGGTAAAGGAAGTTCAAAAAGAATTAAAATCTCTTACAACAAAGGTTATTGAGAGAGATGGTCATATCAAACTCCAATTTAATAAAATTAATAATCGTAATAATTATTACAAACAGATAATAAAATTATTGCGATCATATGATAAACAAGTAAATAAATTAATTCCGGAAGATTATGAATATTTAAAAACAGAGATAATATCAAGATTAGAATATATGGTAGAAAATATTCAATATATTAAAAAAACTTTATATACAAAAAGCAAAAGACTTGAAAGAATAGATAATAATTTTAATAATATAAGGGATTTATTAAAGAAGTATTCTTCTGCAAATAAAGAGATTCCAAATATTATAGATGATGTAAGAAAAAATGAAGGAGTAAGAAAAGATGTTTTTTTAAAAGATATTACAAAAAATTAAGATTGTTTTTGTGCTTCTTCTATTGATATAGGTCGATTAGTTCTTATATCCTCAAAACGAATACATTGTTTAGGATCTTCTTTACAAGTTTTATCTGTTTTATATAACCATTCAGCAAATTCTCTTTGTTTATTTGGTATTTGTGTATTAGGCATGGTATAGAATTGGCGTTGTGAGTGGGTTTTATTCCATACATCACTAACATCTCTATATAAATTATGATTAAAATTTTCTTCAGCAGATTCTTTAATTTCTTCTTTTTTGATATTACATGCTTCTGGTCTTTCAGGTTGTTCGGTATAATCGGACATTAATACATTCATAAATGGGTTGTTTTTTGTAGGGGCTATACATTCATCTTCGATATTTCCAAGTTCTTCTAATGATTTCCCAGTATTTTCATCTCTAAAGTATCTATATAAATATAAAGTTATTAACCCTGAAACAATAGGGATGAATATAACATTAATATTTTTGTTATATACAAATAAAACGATTGCTATATATATCGAGAATCTTAAAATAGAATTTAATTTTTCAGTGTATTCCATGTCATTTGCTGGAAAAAATTCTGTTAATCTATTTTTATCAAAAATAATAGAATAATCGCTAAACCAAAAAGGATCTATGTTTTTATTAGACATTATAATATATAATAAAAGCAAAGAAATAAACAACAGGAATTAAGTGTAATTTATTTTTGACAATTAGAATTTTGAGGTACAATTTTTTCTCCAAGTTGATGTGAATTTTGCGAAATATGTGAAATATTAATATCAGTTGGGGTAATTTTAATAGACATAAGAATAATTTTATTAGAATTATTCCATGCTTTTGAATTTTTTTTTACTATAAATACTTTAATTTTGATATCAGTTATTTTTGTTAGTACATTGGTATCTGATTTTACAATAGTGTAAGTATCAACAATATATTTTTTTCCAAAATGATTTTCTACGAAATCATCAAGTTTATCCTTTAATTTGAAATCCATAATGGATTTTGGAGTTTTAGTAACATTTGTGAAAATCTTTTGTTTAGATATATTTTTTGGCATTTTAAGAAAAAATGTGGTAATAAGTACAGGAATTAAAATAATTGGTATAACTTGAAAAGACATTATATATATAATGATAAGTGAGAAAAATATATTTTATGTATGATGTTTTCTTAAGTATGTTAATATTTCATAAATAACATCACAATCTAATTCATTATATCCAACTATATCATCCATTACTTGTTGACATTTATGTTCATAATAATTAATAGCAAATGCCATAGAAATTTCTCCAGAACTACATTTTGTGTCATATTTCTTATTAATCATACCATGTTTATTCATGGCACTAGATACAGATTTCAATCCAAATCCAGATAAACAATCTTTAATAACGACTGGTTCTTCTTTAATTAATTCCATCACATCTGTAAAATTGACTTTCCATTTGGATGAATTTTCTTTTCCATGTCTTTTTCTAGCAGCATTAAGGAAACTATTTTCAGCATTAGACCAACAATAACAATTAACATCTTTTCTTTTTAAATTATATTTTTTAAGAACAGATTTCATTTGATTTAACCATTCTTCAATAATTCTATATTCTTCAGATTTGGTTAAGGATTCTGCTTTAAAGTCATAATATCTTTTCTTATTATTAGTATTAAATTTTTTCTTTATTTTATCAGGAATAACAACAGTTAAACCAATCAAATAAATTATAGATTTTCCTCCATAAAGTGAATTTAAAGTTTCAAAATCTACATAAAATTCTACTCTATTAGGGTTTTTCCAATTGTCTAAATTATTTCCAATCTTCTTTGGTAATATTTTAGTTTTTTTCATTTTATTGACATCAATAATTTTTTGTAAAATCATTGCTTTTTTTGTGCCTTTTTTAAAACCTAATATTTGTGGATTTAATTTGGGATTATCCCAAGTATAAATATTTTTTTCATGTGCTTTTTTCCGATTACTTGGTCCAACTTGCCATAATAATGATATTTCTTTTAAATTAGCAGCAATTTTTTTTTTAGCGGCTCCCCAATATCCTGGACTATTACTTAAAATCAAAGGATATAATTCCTTTCTGGTAGGTTTTGGTTCTACCTTCCATTTTTTTCCATTTTTTTCAACATCTCTATACCAGATTAATGCATTATCAATCATTTCAACATAGTTTTTATCTTGGTTTGTTAAATTGATGTAACCAGGTCGTGACCAATCTTTATATCTATTGTTTTTAAATTTTTGTCCATTTTTAGTCATTTTCCATCCACTTCCAATTATAAATGTAATATCAGATTGATGAACTTGGTTTTTTGTTAAAATTTTATTTTTAAAAGCACATTGTGCTTTATATAATTTCATTACAGATTCATTTGTTAATGTCATACCATTACTAGAAAATGGTAAAATTTTGTATTTGATAGAAACTGATATATAGAACCATTCTTCATCGTGTTTTTGACTATATGTTGAATCTGCTTTAAATTGTTTTTTAACAGATGCTTTAAATTTTCTTTTATTAAAAACATTTTCTATATAATCACTTCTAATTAATAAATCGAATACTGTAAAAATTTTATTATCTTCATCTTGTAACATTCCATTAATAATAATTTTGGTTCCTTTATTCATATAATCATTTGTTGAGCGTATAAGATCATATGTATAATTTCCATAATTTTGTGGTAATCTTTGACAATCATTTTTATGATCTTTCTCAATTGTATTCATAACTTTGGATTTAAATTGATTTGTTTTTTTAAATTTTAATATGGTAAATGGATTATTGGGTTCTTTTTGATATTTATTTTCAGCACCATACATTTCTAACCAATCGCACAGAGTATCACCAATACAATAGTTTCTAATTTTTCCCTCATTAATCCAAGGAATATTTGAAACGTTTTTTCTACGAGAAATTCTTCGTTTTTTCGTTTGTCCGCCATTAATTAAACTTGGGGGTCGTTTTCTTTTACGAGAATTTTTTTTAATTTGTTTTTGTTGTTTTTGTTGATATATCATTTCATCATAAAATTGTTTAAATTTTTCTTTATTATCTTCAAACCAATTTCTATTTCTTTTAATTGGTCTTAAATAATCATAAGCTAAATACCACCAATTTTCTTTCTCTTCGTTATAACCACGATATTCTTTATTTTTACATTCTCCTTTTGTGCGAACTTCTTTAAAAGAACATTCATAAAAATAACATAATTCAAAATCAGCTACTTCTAATTGTAATTGTACTTGAGCATAATAATGTAAAGAAATTGAACCATCAATTATTCTTCTACTCGGACATTTAATTTCAACTAGACAATGGTTAGAAGTAACTCCATCTGGACTAGCACCTAAAAAATTATAATTTTTATTTTTATGAATAAGTAGTCCTACAGGCCAAACTTTTTCTTTATATTTTTGTTCGAAAATATCAATAGCAATTGGTTCATAATGATTGCCATGTCGTAAATGAACGTTATCCAATCTAACATTACTTAATTTATCAATCAAAAGATCATCAGTGGTTGTAAATTTACTATTATACCCTAATATAGTGCCACAATCACTTGCAGTTATCATTGTAGTCCGTTTTTTGTACCATTCTTCAGTTCTTTGTTCAATTGAATTATCTTGTAATGTCTTAACAAAATTAGGTTTTTTCATTATTAAAAATTGAATTAAATTATATAATTATAAATAATCTTTCAATTTTTATATATCTTTAATGAATCAACAAATGAATAGAAAACGACAATTTCACTGTGTAGAAGGTAATAATGATTTTTTTTTTGAACCAAAATTCAAGCGTAGAAGAATTTTCAATAATCAATTTGAAGGTAATTTAAGTATTGAAAATCTTATTAGGTCAGTTACAACACAAATTAAAAATTTAAATGAACAATGTCTTAATTTATCTACTAAGATAAATAACATTGATAGACAAATAGATAATTTAAATAATCATGTAAATAAAATAGACAAAATTCTAAAGCAAAATTATATTCAAGAATTACCAAAATTTCCTGAACCTTGTCCTTATATTTCTTAAATAAAAGAAATCTTTACAAATCTTTATTTAATCTGATTTTTGATAATAAGTTTTCAGATGGAGTTTTTCTTTCAAATTCTCCATCAATACTATCGACAAAATTATCTAAATTAGCAATATGATTAACCGTATTATCTAAAATTCTTCCAGATACATTTACTGATAATTTTCCAGAGAGAGTATATTCTCTTTTACCATATTTGAGCATTTCACTTACTATCATACCAATAAATAATTTAAATTTATTTCTGGGTACATACAATTTACATGTATCAGAAATTTCACAATATTTTGTTAAATGACAATTTTTTGTGTCTTGTTTGTCGTATGTTCTATCTGCACACGCTATTCTAATTTGAGATTCATTCTCTGTTACATTTGTGTTGACATTATATTTATTATGTGTAATAATATTCAAAGACATTTTAAAAACAAGTTGATATAATTTTTTTTTAATTTCAAAAATATTATTGTGTTTATAAATAGAATATTTATTTTGTTTTGCAAATGTTTTCTTTATTAATGAAATAATTTTTTCTTTCATTGTTTCTTGTGAATCTTTATGTAAAAATTGTGAAAATTCTAAAACAAATCTCTCATATCGTTCGTGAGAAATTATATTTTCTTCAATATCATTAAATTTATTCCAATCATCGCCATCAGTAATTATTACATTTGTTTCATTATCATATACTTTAATATCAGTAATATTAATTTTAGTATTATAATTAGTAAGTTTAACTTTGTTATTTTTTGTCAATTTGTATGGCAATGTTTTAACTGGTATACTAAGTTGAGAATCAAATACTAAATAATTTATTGCTGAATTTTTGATTGAAACACCATTAATTTCATATCCGAATCCAGATCCGAATTTATGTTTTGATTTTTCAATTGTGTCATTAATATGTTCAATATAAGATATTGTTTGATGAATATTTTTAGTATATTTTTTCAAATTATCTGTTACATCTAATATTGGATATTTTCCAAAATTATATATTGATGGTTTAACAGGTATTATGTATTTTCCTGCTGTCAAAATATATAAACATCTTGAAAAGTAATCTTTAAATACACCAATTGGTTTTAAGTTTTTATCAGATTCGCTTAATTTTTCAAATAATTCAAGAGTTTGGCGACATGTAAATATTTTGTAAAAAACTCGTTTAATTTTTCTAGAAAGATATTGTTTACTACATCCTTTTTGATACCACGAACTTATTAAATTCATTAATTCTGAATATTTCTTATCATTATAATCGAAGAACATTTGTAGTGGTTCATTTTTTTTTTTTGGTTTTTTAAGAACAATTGGTTCATAACTATTATTTTCATATTTATATAAAAATATAAATTTTTTAGTTATGTCATAATAATCTTCAATTAAAATATCGGATAAACAAGAAGTATATATATTACCAAGGTCGTAATTATCATTTGGTAATTTATGTGGGTCTTGTCTAAAGATAACTACATTTAATCCATCCTTGTGAATCATACCTGGTTTAGATAATAAATCAATTAAATATTTGCGATCAAATTGGTCATCTTGTGTTGAAGGGATTGTTATATCAAGAAACAATAAAAATTCTTCTATTACTTGTTCTATAGTGATACTTCCAATATTTTTTTCCTTTTTTTTTCTTTGGACACGAGTTTTGAATTTTGAATATATTTTATTTTGATTGAGTGATATAAATTCTTCTTGATTTTCTTGTAAATATGTTCTAATTTTATTAAAAAGTTCAAAAAAATTTAATGGTGTATAATGTAAAATTGCTGGCCAAAAATACTTGTCATTAGTTAAATTAATTTGTGAACATGTTTGTGTCTTTTTGTTAGTGTTTTTGATACATTTATCAACACCCATTAAAACAAATCCTTCAGATTTCATTATATTTGCATTAAAATGATTATCAAATTTTGTATAATGATTAAATACTTTATGTAAAATTTTTGGTAATAATCCAAATGTATGTACCAAATTATTACTAGTATTACTAGATATATAATCATCGATTTTTATTTCAGAATTTATCATATCAGTATGAATTTTTTTATTAATTATTCCGGTACAATATAATAAATTTCGTTTTGTTTTTTTGTTCATATTAATAAAACAACATGGATGACAAACATTTTTTTTAGTATCAGATTCACTAATTTCTACATCATTAGGAATATTTTTTGATTTACTTACAGGAATATCTAAAAAACTAGGATATATATGTTTTGATTTTTTTTTATTTGGACATTTAATTACTTTTCCTTCCCATTCTAATATATTTCCATTTTCAAAAGGTTTTAATATTTTATTGATTTTATCATCATATGAATCTTGATCTAAAGGATCTTTCATTTTTGTGTCTTTATTTTCAAGTTCTTTTTGAGTAAAAAATTTGAGTGTAGATATTTCATAGTCTGTAAAATATTTAACAATTTTAAAATGTAATGTAATTTTATCTAATGCTTTATGTTTTGTTTTTTGATTTAAAGTGTTCCAAATTAAAACACACTCTTTTTTTTGCCAACCCGGTGGATTTCTACCTTTACTATCTTTTATAAATTTATTTGATTTCCAAACATGATATTGTAATAATTTATCAATATTAATTTTAACGTTTTTGGCAGGGTGTCTTTTTTTAATTGATTTAACAGCATCTTCTATGCCATAAAATTTAATAAATCTATTTCGATATGTAGCATTAAATTTATTTGGTGTAAATATTTTTAATAAAATTTGTTTAAATTTATTATTTTTATTTCGCGTCGATGGTAAATTTTTAATAATATAACTAATTGGTATTTCTAATTCAATTAACATTCGTGTAATTTGTTTTTCATCCCATTCATTTTGATCATAATCATCTAACCATCTACTGGGGTTTTGTTCTCTTTTATTCATAGGAATAAAATGATTTAATTGATCAATAACATCTTCAATCTTTTCAATCTTTAATTGATATTTTTCTTTGTCCTTTCTATTTTTTTTTCTTTCTTTATATTTTTTTAATTTTTTTAATTTTCTGTCTCGTATGTCAATTAATGATTTTCTGTCAGACGTAGAACCACCTGTTTGATTATCAATATTTTTATTAATATATTTAATATCATGTTCTCTTGTAGTCAAAATTTTTGGAGCATTTTTCTTTATTTTATTTCCAGTTCCAATTGGTTGTCTATTAACACTACATCTTTTTGCATATAAATTACTTTGACTTTGGTCTAATTTGATTCTACAAAAACGACATTCTTTATCTGTATGCTTTATTTTCATACCACAATTTGGACACTTGATAGAAATATCATATGCTTGTTTTAGTCTTTTTAGTAAAGAAAATCCCACTATTTTATTCTTAATAAATTCATCATCATCATCATCATCATTTACAAATTTTTTATCAAATTTATTATAAATAGTGTTAAAATATTTAATTATATCATAATTTTTATCTTTTGTATCAACATCTTTAAAATTTTTAATATTATATGTTAGATATAGCATTTTTTTTACAAAATTAACTAAATATTCCCATTGGTGAAAACTTTTAAAACCCATTATACACCATTGATATTTTTCATCTAATAAATCAGATGGTTTACATTTATTTATATCGCATCTCTTTACTTGAGATGTTTTACTCAATTGGTATAAAATACCATAACCTTTTGCTTTTCCATATAATGAGTCTTTATATTGATTCCAGTGATTATATACATAGATTGCTTGAGAGGGTGTCATAGAAAATTCAATTTGCATAATTTCAATGATTTGGTCTTTTTCATATGCTGTTAATTCTGTTCGAGTATCTTTATTATCATCATCGTCATCAATAAATTTTTTGTAATATTTGTCTAAAATTTGATGAATCATGACATCTTTTTTATTTTTAACCTCATTTCCACGAAAATGTTCTAATCTCAAAAAACGAAAATCTAAAATAGATCCTTTTCCTGCATTATCTAATTTTATATATGGATATAACATATTAATAACACTTCTATCTTTAATCTCGTCTTCACTAATTAATTTATTTGTTAATACAGAGCCATTAATTGATTGAATCGCAACATTAGAATTTAAAGAATCCCAATTTAACACATCATTATTGGCCAATTTAATTTTTGTATCATCCATGGTAATACCTAAATTACCAATTTTATATTTATTCAATGTTTTAATAAATTTATTAATAGATGTTATAATTAATTTCATTCCGATTTGATCAACATATATTTTTGATTTTGATGATAAATTGATAGTAAATCGTATAGTTTTTGTATCATATAATTGAATTTGAATATATAAATTTTCATCTCGAGATATTTCAGTTGGAATTAACATTCTAAACTGAATGATATTTGGTTCTTCAAGTTTCCATTTCAATTGACGATGAATTCCTTTTTGTTTTATTATTTTTGTCATTTTTTGTATTAATTTAGATTCTTTTGGAAGATACATTGTCATATATGGAACACTTTCAGTAACAGGATACAAATGAAGAACTTTTTGTAAATTTATGTATGATGGTTTTATAATATCTTTTGAACTACCATTTAATTCTACATAAATTTTATGAGTATATTGTTCAAAATCTAATTGTTTATCAAAACTCTTTGGGAGAACAATTTGTTTAAATTGTTCTATAATACTATTATAATTTTTGATATGAAATCTCCAATTATTTATTTGAGTATATAAATAAGACATATCATCTTTTTGAAAAAAATTATCAAATTTGGCAAAATTAAGAAATGGCCAATAAAGTTTACTAAAATTAGATAAATGTTTTGTAATTGCCTTTTTTCCAATAATTTCTTCCATTTTTTTTATATTATCATTCGAAATTAAGTAATTGTAATACATATAAAAATCTGGAAAATAAGCCATATTTATTTCTATTTCATTTGTATTACTATTAATAAAATTACTTAATGTTGATTCAAAATCGAATCGGTTTTTATCGATAATCATTGTATTTTTATAAATATTATTCAGTAAGTTATAACGTGCACTTTTAAAATCAATTATTTTTTTTTCTGGATTTTTTACATCTTCGATATTGTTAATTTTATCTTCGATTTTTAAAAGATTTCCAATATTTTTTTCTTCATTTATTGTTTCAACACTTAATATATTTTGGATATATTTTCCAACATCATTATTACGATAAGATGATAATTTTGACCAATAGTTTGTAAAAATCGAATAATCCATATATTTTTTTTTTGATATGTTTTTATAACTTTTTTTCTCATTTAGAAAATTATATATATTAATATAATTGTATGCTTCTTTTTCATTTTCTAAATTTTGTGATAAATTTTTACAAGAATAAATTTCTTTAGTATTAGTTTTAGTACTATCACATATTGAATGACCACATATAACATCATCTTTCCATAAATATAAAAATTCTGGAACAGGTAAAGGTTGAGATAAAAATAATTTGTTTTCTTTTATTTTTGATAAATCTAATCCTGAACGATATCTGTATCGTTTTTTACAAGTATTGCATTGAATTACAAAAGAATCATTACTCATATTATAATATTCATCTTCATCTTCAAATAAATCATCATCACTTTCTATATCAAAATTGTTAGAATCGTTCGAAGATATAATTTTATTATTTTTGTGATTAAAACAATAAATACATGTTTTTTTTTTAATATCAGTATTTTTAGAATCATTTTCATATTCAATTAATTTTAACAATTCATTGCATATTTTTTGTTTAATGACATTGAATGTATCACTTTGATATACAGATACTGTAATTGTTTTTACTTTTTTAACATGAATATTTTCCAGCATATCAGAATATTGAAGTTCAGTATTTCCAACTATACCCATTAGATTTACTTTTAATGTATACGTTCTTTCATATAATACCATCTAAATTATATACATATAATTTAGATATTATTACTTTAATTAATATTCTATTTCTTTTTTAATATTAATTTTTACATATTCCATTTTCCATTAAAACCAGACAATTCAAAACTAGTATCTTTATTACAACCAGTTTTAATCATACTTATATTATTTTCCATATCAGGAGAACGATTCTGTGTGGGATTCATTTTGAATTTAATTAAATCTGTTATTCTATTAAAATTTTGATCAGATTCTAAAATAGAATTCATAGTTTTATTTATATTAGCATTGGCATTGGCATTAACATTAGCAATATTTTTACCAATTTTATTTGAATGATCACCAATTTCTATATTTGTAGATAAATCCTTTTTTTTTGTTTTTTTAACACCTTTAATCAAATCTTCAATACTGTTTTTAGATATTTTATTTTTATACCCATTATTAGAATTTTGTTCATTATCTTGATAAACTTGTGGTTCATATTGTGGTTCATATTGTGGTTCATATTGTGGTTTATAATATGGTTCATATTGTTGTTGATTATTTCTTTTTTTTATGTTATATAACATATTTTCATAGGTTGTTAAAGTGTCTTGAGATGTTTTTAATTTTTTTGTAGAATTTAGATTAATATATACAGATGAAAATATTAATAATAATATTAATATAATTAGTAATAATTTTTTATTGTCTTCGATCAATTCAAACATTTTTATATTACCGTTACATAAAAAAATTTGATTATTATTACTTATGATTTAAATAGTATTTTTTTTCCAATCTTTATGAATAAAGTTTCTTAATTTATCTATATTAATTTTTTTGGGAATTCCTGAAATTTTTTTTAATGGTTCATTTTTAACACTTTCTAAAAGAAATTTTTCTTTTCTCATCCATTCAAATGAATTTATTTCTACAATATTGTCTATTATTTTTTCAAATTGAATTAAATAATTTATAATTTTGCTTAAATTTTTTGTTGAATTAATTTTAGAAATAATTTGTTTAATTTTTTCTTTATCAAAAGACAATGCAATTTCAGATATTCTATCTAAAAATTCATTTATTTGAATTAATATATTCGTAAGTGGAGGATTTTCTATTTTTTCTAATATAAAGCGAAGAACTTCTGATTCGCTGGTTATTTGTGATAATTTTGCCATATCACTACTAAAAAGTGGTGATAATTTAGTTAATTTTTTGGCGTATTTATCATTTTTTGTTTTGTTTAAAAATTTATATTTATTAAATAATCTTTTCGCAGCTTTTAACGAATTCCTATGTTCTTTTGAAGAATATTTGTATATGTCTTCTTCAATATTAGATATATAATTTCCTAAATCCATTCCTAATACTTTTTCACTTCCATCTTTTTTTTTTAGAACTATTAAAAACCAATTAGTTATTTCAATGTATCTATTATTTACTTGTGCCCAAATATCTATTTTACAAGTAGCGTCTTGAGAAATTGCTTCATCCAAATATAATGTTTTATTACCTCTTAATTTTTTTTTACCCTTAATAATTTCATCTATATTCCATCTTATAATGTATTTGTCATTAATAATTTTTTTTAATTTTTCCCAATCAGTTATTTTGATATTAATCTTTAAAAGTTTTAATATTTTATTATATTCTTTTTGTGTTAAAATATTTTGTGATTTTAAATTGTCAATTGTTCTTTTAATTAATTTGCGATCATAATCAACTATTTTATTTTGTTTTGTCTTTCCAATGTAAATTTTCCATCTATCATCTATACCAGCTTTAAAATCTCCTAAAAATACATCTTTTTGTTTTAAAATTCTTTTTGCAATGTTTTGTATTTTTTTTGAAATAGCAAAACGAGCTTCGCTATATAAACAACATGATTTTAAAGTTTCAAATATATCAATATCACCTGGATATTTATGAACCTTATATTTATAACTACCAACTGGATAAACATTTGAATCAGTAGTTATAAGTCTTAATATTTTATTTACTTCTTGTGAATAATCGGCAGGTTTTCTTACCTCTAATGCATCAAATCGTTTTTCATCCTGTTTATCAAATTCATTTAATAAAAATGCAAATACTCCTACTGCAACTAATTCAGCCATATCTATATTATATTAATAATATAATAAATAATGTATAATGTATATTTATAATATAATTAATAATGTATATTTATAGCAAAAATTCAATATATTCAAATTTTGATTACCACCCAATGTAATTTTATAGTCAGTTTCTCCTAATATTTTTAATATATTTTTTTTTTTTTTATCATTAATCTCTTCATCATTTAATATGTGAGAGTATAATTCGTATAATATATTTTTTGAAGAATATCCTTGATAAAATATATCTTTTATTTTTTCTCTAATGCCAATTAAGTCTCCCTCATTCATTACATTCAATAAATTTTGTATATATATATTATCAATTTGATCTGTTAAAAAATAAAAATAGTTTTTTATCTCATCATGAGAAATATTTGATGATTTTGATAATGTTTCTAATAAATTTATAGATTTTCTTAAATCACCTTTACTAATGCTAGATATATTCGGGATTATTTTTTTTATATTTTCATTCAATTTTTCGTCATTAGCAATATTTAATAACTTAGTTTGTATTAATTTATCAGGTATTGGTTTGAATAAAAATTTTACACATCGTGATATTATTGGTTTAGATATCTTATTTATAGAATTACAAATGAGACAAAATCTGGTTGTTTTAGAATATTTTTCTATAATTCGTCGCAAAGCTGATTGTGCTTCAAAACTCATAGAATCAATTTCACTTAAAATTATCATTTTAAAAGTAGAATTTTGTAAAAATACACTTTGATGAGCGAATGATTTTATTTCTTGACGTACAGTTCCTATCCCTCGTTTATCAGAAGCAGATAAATATAGTACATTTTGTTTTAAATCGGAAACAGTATATATGCTCTTAACTATAATGTTAATCAAAGATGATTTACCAATTCCATTTGGTCCATAAAATATCATGTGTGGTAAATTATCCAAACTATTTTTGATAATATTTACAATTTCATTATGAGAAACAATATCATCAAATTTTGTTGGTTTATATTTAAATATCCACTTTTTTTTGTGGTGTTGACTAATATCCATTGTTAATATTTTTAATAGTTTATTTCTTATATAAATTTTTTGTATCTTCAATATTCATCTTCATTTAAATCAATTAAACTTAAATCTAAATTTTTTTTTAGAATTACTTTCATATAAAATTTATCAGTTCCCTCAATATTTATTTTGATAAAGTTTATTAATTCTGCTCCAATTTTGTTTGATACCTTTTTTAATAGAGAGAGAGAATTATCTAAATCATTTTCTAATATTCCAAGAACATCTCCATTATCACATACACCTAGATAATATATAACGTATCCTTTTCCTTGATACAAACGATATAACATTTGTGTTCCTAATTGATTTATTTTTTCTTCTGTATCATTAGAAAGTCGTATTTTATATTCAATATTTCCGGTTTCTTTTTCTGAATGTAGTTTTACAAGTGGCATATATTATATTATGTATATCTTATACTTTGTTTTATTTAAATTATTCATATAATCAATTTATTTATTTATTTTACGAAGCATTTTAATGTCATTCTTATTATAGTAAGATAATTGAGGATTTTGATATCGTTTTAAAAAAATTTTTAGATCATCATACCCACCTATAAAAACTCCATTATAAAAAATTACTGGAATATATTGATAATTATTCGTTGTATTTTTAATAAATTTTTGAATTAAAGTAATTTGTTTATTTGGTAAAGTTTTTATATTTACATAACAGTAATTTTTTTTTGTATTTATTAATAATTCAATTACCTTTGAACAATATTTACAATCAGTATTACCATACACAATAAAATTAGTATTTTTAGGACAATTTTGTATATTTAATGCATTAAATGTTTTTTTTAATGCAAAATATTTATCTGAAGTGATTTTTTTTTTGTATAAAATTTGTTTAAATTGTAAATTTATTTCGAATTTATATAATAAATAATATTGATATTTATATTTTGTATTCTCAAAATAGTACCTTTTTTTTTGTAAAAAATTGGTATTCATTTTATTATACTATATTATAAGAAAGTAAGTAAAAATTTTAAAATTATTAATATTGTTTATTATATAAATAAATTATGACTAGTAGTATTTTTGATAAAATGACAAATTGGATTAGAAAGAATGGTGGATTTGTTTCACCTTCAATAAAAGTTGTTTCTTCTAATATAGATGGCATAACATCGCGATCAATATATACGATTAAAGATATTGAAGAAAACGAATCTTTAATGCGAATTCCCTTAAAATGTAAAATTCATCCAGATTTAGTTTATGACATACCAAATATTGACAAATGGATACAAAATGATTCAAAAAATCTTATAAAAACACAATTATTTTATAGAATAGTAATTTCTCTTGTTTATCAAAAAAGTTTGGGTAAAAAATCTTTCTATTATCCTTTTATTCGAACTTTACCAAAATCAAGTGATTTAAAAAATCATGTTATTTTTAATAATACACCAGAAAATTTAAGTGATTGGAAAAAATGTTCATCTTCATTCGCAGATGAAGTCCAAACTACTTTGGATGCTCTTGAAAATCTATTAGATTTTATCTCAACACAGAATAAAGAATTTCCAATAATTAATTTAGAAAAATTTGGAAATGTGGAAAATATTTTAGAAAATTTAGTTAAATGGGCTTATGTTATATTTATTACACGAGGTTGGTATATACATGGTTGTGTTCCTGGTATGGATTTATTTAATCACAAAAGTGATTCACAAATGACAGCACAATATCACAAAACTGATGTAATTGGTTTTGAAGGTCAATCTCAATACATAACTTATAAATCATACGAAGTTGGTGAAGAAATTTTTATAAATTATGGTATTTATGATTCCAAAAAAATATTAAGAAGATATGGATTTAATCCAAATGAGGAAGTTAAATATATGGAAATGTCCGTGGAATATAATCCTAAAATTCCACTCCAACATTATATTGCGAATGAACTTAAACGATATGATTTTCCTAAAGAAAAATTATTATTAACTACTAGAACTCCGTCATCATTGTTAATACAATATTTACGAATTATTTCTTTAGATTATTATGATATATCAAAAGTTTTTAATATAGAAAATTATTTTCAAACTCCATTCTCCAATAATAATGAGTTATCTGTTTATAAAACTTTATTAAAATTAATAAATAATTTAAGAAATACAGAATATACAACAGAACGTTTTAATGATTGTAATATGTTATTAGAAACAACTGATAATTACATAACACAAAATTTATGTAAAATAGTTTTAAATGAATATAATTTAATTAAAACAAATATTTTATGGATTCATGGTAATTGGATAGCAAGATTAGAAACTCCGATGTTACAACATTTACTAACTTCTCTTACAACAGTTGATATTGTATAATAAATTAGTTAAATTAATTTAATTTAATATTATAAGTATATAATATATATATTGTTTCAATGGTTAGAAAAAGTAAAAAAAACAATGACAAGTTTTCATTGGAAGATATCGCTCTCCCTTTCCCAGATATGACAAGTTTTCATAAAGATATTATACTTCAGGAAGATATTTTACCACAAGATTTATATGCACAAGTATATGATGAAGATAGAGCATTAATAAATATTAATGGTGATGATGATAATACACATGTAATAATGGACTACTTCAATACACATCTTGAACCTTTATGGCAAAGTATAAAACTACATTATATTAAAAAAAGAGAAAGTAAGAACATATCTTCAGATAAAATTTATACAAAAGAGGAATATAAAAATAATATGAAAGCGATGCGAGAAATGATTGAAAACAATGAAAAAAATCATTTTTTGACATTGGCTGAACAAAAAATGTTTAAAAAACCATGGGAAAGACTTGTAGATTTTTTAGATTTTAAACACACAAATTATATTTTTTATCCTATAACAACAGATTCAGAATTTAATAAAAAAATATATCAAAAAAAAGAATTTCAAATAAATAAACAAGCAGAAATAAATGTTGATAAATTTGAAGATATTCAGGAGGAATTATGTCCAAATAAAAATAAAAATTTTAATTTACAATCTCATCAAAAATTAATCAAAAGTTATCTCTCTCATAATACCTATTATAATGGATTATTAATCTTTCATGGAACTGGAACAGGAAAAACATGTTCTTCTATTACCATTGCGGAAAGTTATAAAACTTTAGTAGCAGAAAATAGTAAAAAAGTGTTAGTAATACTTTCAAAATCAGTAAAAAGTAATTTCATTCGTGAAATACATGATGTAGCTAGAGGATATAATCAATGTACTGGTGCTGATTATTTAAATTATGAATTCTTTTCAAGCATGGGCAAAAAGAAAAAAAGTGTTTTATCATTAATTGATAAATATTATGATTTGATGACATTTGGTAAATTTAGAAATGAAATTATAAAAGAATTAGAAACGTATAGTATTAATAAATATCAATTTAATCAACCTATCCCTGCGGCATTAATCAAATGGATTGACTTGATATTTTCTAATCGAGTGATTATAGTAGATGAAGTTCATAATTTAAAAAAATATAAAACAGATAAAGATGAAGAAATTACTTTGGAAAAATACGAGGATGATGAAGATATTTCTGAAAATAGTGTTAAAAAAATTAAGGATTTTAAACCATATGATGCTTTAGAACTAATTTTAAAGTATTCGCGAAATGTTAAACTAGTTATGTTAAGTGCTACACCCATGTATCATAAACCTCGTGAAATTATATCATTATTTAATTTACTTTTAATTAATGATGATTATGATAGAATTGATGTGGCTGATATTTTTGAAAATGATAATATAAAAGACGAGGAATCGAGAAATACTCTTCGTATAATTTCACAAGGATATGTATCATATGTTAGAACTGAAAATCCATATACATTTGCTAAAAGACATTATCCAGATTCGGAACCAATTCATAGTTTTGTTAATAATAAAATAGAGAAATTAAAAAAAATTTATAAAATTAAAAAAACAATTCGTAATAATAATTACAGTGACATTATTAAAGTGATTCCATGTGAAATGAGTGTAAAACACGATAAATTTTACAAATTACGAATAACTGCTGGTGATATGTTAACTAAGTTAATTCAATATGGTAATTATGGTGTATTAGACGTTGATAGAATATCACAAAAGAAATTAATATTATCAGAATTGCTGGACAAAGAAAAAAGCATATCTTGTAAATTAGGAAAATTAATATATAATATATTACACAATATCTCAAACGGAACATATTTTATTTTTAGTTATTATATTAAACATGGAACTCAGGTATTAGCTCAAGCACTTTTGGCAAATGGGATTAGTTTGGTTGTTGTTAACAGTAATGGTAAAATTGTTTTTGCTGATGCCAAAACAATTAAGGATTTATTAGGGCACTCATATAATCAGCCTACAAAAGACGAACAAATATGTTATAAAGATGGTAAAAAACGCAGTGAATATAAAAATAATATGCATGAATTTAAACCAATGACATTTGTATGTATTATTGGTAAAATTGAAGAAAATGTGAGAGATAATATAATTACTGCTTTTAATAGCGACTCAAATAAATATGGTTTAGATATTAAAATAATGTTAGGTTCAAGTGTCTTCAAAGAAGGAATAAGTTTATTAAATGTTAGGCAAATTCATATTCTTGAACCATGGCATAATAGGTCTCGTATAGAACAGGTAATTGGTAGGGGAATTCGTCATTGTTCCCATCGTCAATTATTACCATCAGAAAGAAATGTTAATATATATCAATATATATCAACTTATAATACAAGTGTTGATAACAATGCATATGATGGTAATATAGATAGAAAAGAGATAAAATCTTTTATTAAACCATTTTCAGGAAATGTGATATCAAATGTAAGTTTGGTATCTTCTAATATGGCAAAATTAAATATTCTTCATTATGATGTTATTATGTATATGAGATCTCAAATTTTAAATAATTTGATTATCGATGTTCAATCTGTTTTAAAAGAAACAGCAATGGATTGCCTTTTCAATAGAGAGATTAATGTTAATACTTTAAAACCAGAAGATAGATATCAGTGTATGAAAAAAATAACTTTTGATGAAGATGATGAAGATGATATAGGTGAAATAGAATATTTTACAAAACAAGATATGGAATTAAAGGACGATGAAATTGATTATAGTACTTTTGATGATATTTTTTATCAACCATATGTCATATATGTGATAAATTTGATAAAAACTAAATTTGAAAGTAATGAAGGTATTTATATTTTAAATTTTGAAGATATTATTAATGATTCAAATTTGATTGATAATCCAATATATACTGAAAAAAATTATTATATAATTCGTGCTGCATTATATAGTTTGATTCCATCCACAAAAAATAAAAAAATAAATATTCTAAAAAAGAAAATAGGACGTGGATTTATTTATGGATATATATTTGGCAGAAATACTTCTTCTGGTGGAATGTTTATATTTCAACCGTTTGAAGAACAATCTAATGTTCACGATATTTCAAAAAAACAAATGAGATCGGACTTTGAACGTTCCCCAATGTATGAAAAAACAGGATTTGAACAAGCAGTGGCAGTTCCTACGTCATTGAGTGAAATAGATGAATCTAAATATATAGAAATTGTTCATGGTAAAAAACCTCGTACTGAACTAGATGTAATAGATGTATCAAAAATAACAAAACGAAAGGTCAAAAAGGTAACAGAATTAATTAAAGAGTTGGATGTTTCAATATCAGATGAAAACGAAAAACTTAAAAATGCTCCATTAATTGGTTTAATTTTAAATATACAATCTCTCGCAAATCACAATAAATCATCACATTTATGGGGACAACCTAAATATCATATCTGGTTAAGAGAAAAGAAAATGATTTGTAAAGAAGGTAAAAGAGAAAGTTTTGGTCAATTTAGTTTATCTTATAATTTGTCTCAATTAAAATGTATTATACAAACTTATATATTGACAGAAGAATTTAGATCATTAATTGATTCTTCCAGAATTATTACTCTAATACGTGAAACAACTGATAAAAAGGCTATAAAATTCGCAGATGATATTGCAAAATATGATGATATATATGAATGGTGGAATTTAAGAGTAACAAAACCAAAAGGATTTAAATTAGTTTTAAAGAAACAAGATGTAGCTAATTTATTATATATAATTTTAAAATATTTTGAAGAGATTAATAATTCAAATAAAATATGGATACGAGTATTAACTTTGTAGTTATTGAAAAAGAAAAATTATAATAATTGTTATTGAATATAATAATATGAAAAGTGAATTTAATAATATAATCTTAATTAAAAATTATATTATATTATTAATTAATGAATAAAATGAATAAAATGAATCTTGATGAAATTATTAATAAATTGAGAAATAATTATGGTAGAAATAAAAATTATTATGAATTTCTTTTTTCGGTATTATATTTTACAGATGAAAATTTTAAAGAAGTTAA